AGCCGACAGCGCCCCCTACAATAGAGGGCAGGAGGATGCGAAGGAGGAAGAATTCCATAGGACACCTTAATTATCGCGTAGGAAGTGAAAGATAAGGGTGGATATTTCCGTCTTGGCGTCCGCCTCATTATGGCTATAGCCGCTATTGATGAGGAGCCAATCCTGTACCCCGTTGATCTTTGCCCACACGTCATAGACGTGTAATGAGTGTTCTGGGGCGCGTCCGCTGCTGTGTAGTTCAACTTTGAACTTGTAGATAAGTGCTGTGCTCACAGCCGCCCCCATGTTTGGTCGTCAGCCTCTGACATGTGCCCATCGTCAAAGAAAGGATCGGGGCCAATCCAAGGCCCCACGATGTCGAGCGGCGTTTCGTGCATGACATCGGCGCGGCCGTCTGTACGCCAGATGCAAAGTCCGCGAGGGCGGTACTTGCCCCGGAACAGTTTCCATACACTGCCCTTGACCGGGAATGTGAAAGGCTGATTCGTGTTGACTTCATGGACGGTGACGCGACGCCCGTTTCGGGTCCGATAAGCGCCGGGGCCTGTGATGGTGAAGGGCATAGGGCCTCCTATTTTTTGGCCATAGCAAGGAAGAGTTCAGGAGTGGCATGGATGCGCATTGAAGCACCAGCCCATACGTTGCCATGCCCGAAGTTGCCGACGATCTTGTAGCTGTCACGCCACTTCATCCAAATGTAACCGTCAGTAGCTAGGTCGCGGCACAGCCGGATGATATAGGAGGGCGTGTACTCGCCGCTTAGGTGTGGTTTGCGGAAGTCTTGGCCGATAACGAAGGTGCGTTTGCGTTCAGTAGCCATTAGCGGGGATTCTCCTGACGGTAGGCTTCGACGTTGACCTTGATGGCGAGCTGAGCCAGAAGCCAGTCGAGGAGGGCGAGGCGGCGCGGATTGGCCCATAGCGTGCCGGCTTCGCGTTCGTCTATGAATTCGGCAGAACCGCCCACAGGATAGGCTGAGCTGGCGAAGACGCCACTACGCCGATAGATAGCCGGCCACTCTCTCATGAGGTCAAGTACCAATTCGTGAGCCTCCTCATACATGCTTTCGGGACGCTGAAAGCGAGTCAACTCATATTCCAGGGCAAAGCAGATGCCGCCCGCATAGGGCAGGTCACCATGGACGTTAGTGTGAACGCGGTAAAGGGCCTGATAGGCTTCGCTGAGGGCGGTCATAGGGCCTCCCGGTGGAAGGGTTTAGTTAGTGACTTGCCAAGTGGCCATGTCGGGTGCGTGGAGTAGCAATGGTACTTGGTGGCTAGCTCATGTTCGTTGTGGAAGAACGTGCGCTCGTACCACTCTTTATCGGTGGCATATAAGGGGGCATGGTAGGTGCCGTCGATGCGAACAGCTAAAGCCCAGCTCGGGACATTCTCCATGGTGAAGCGGGACGGATAGCGTCGGCACGCCTCTTCGAAGGAAAATTTACGCATAGCTGAACTCCTCAGCGGGGCAGGTTGGGGCGAGTGATGGGTAGGCGGCGTGCGAGGCTCATGTAATGGGCGACGTCCTTAAGCTCGACGGCTACAAAGATCGGGAAGCCTTGAGAGCGCCAATCGAGGGCAAAATGCGCCTTAATGCGCGCTTGGGCAAGCCAGTAGGCGCGCGGGTTGGCGAAGAGGAGGCTGCGCTGCATGGTGGGCATGGTCATGACGGGTCTCCGGCGGGGTAGCACTTGGCTACCCCGCTTGAGTGAGTTAACGGGCGTACTGGGCGACGAACTTGAGTTCGACCGCCGCGCAATCGATGCGGCTCAGCTCTTCATGAGCTTTGGCAGCGCAGACGCGAAGAGCTTGCTCGCGGCGGATGTTGTCGCCGTCCAGAGCGGCCACGTATGACATGCCGCGCAGGATGAGCTGCAGTTTGCTTTGCGCGTCCCAGTAGGCGGCTACGGCGTTCTGGTAGAAGGCCCCACGCAGCGCCTCGACTTGGTCGAACCGGATGACGTGGGCGTCATGAGTGGTTGTAGTGGTCATGGTGGTTCTCCTGTTAGAGTGTTTCACGTGAAACATTTGAAGAGGCTTAGCGGGCTGCTGTCTTCCGTGGCGCCGATGTCCCTAAGCGGTGACTAGCCTTCCTTGGCTCGGCCATCCTTCGCAATGGGTTTGAAGCGGTAGGGCAGGGTATAGCTGTGTTTTTAATCTGGTTTGTTTCACTCGGCCCGCATGGCACGCCTTAAACGTCTACCTATGCTGCGGGGCGGTTGGATCGCCGGCTATGTTAAAGAGCGTTTAGGCTGGGGGCCTAGGCATCGCTGCCTTTGTTGCTTTTGTTTCTCCTGTTTGGTTGGTGTGATGTCAGTATCGGTTAGCGCGTATGAGTTGTCAATACCGTTCGTCGGACTTTCAAACTTTCTTTGCCCGGCCTGCGCGGCCCCTGGCAGGCCGCGCCTCGCGCCCCTTGACGTCAGTCCTTATAGATGGTCGACATCTTGCTGAACCGCAACAGGGCCACGGCGCTGCGCCCCACCATGCCGGCCTTGAGGCGGGTCCGGTCTATCTGCGCCTCTGCGGCGGCCTCCTCGAGCTCTTCCGGGGTGGGCGCCACTGGGGTAGCGGCAGGCGCCCCGAACGCCGGGGTGGCCGGCTCTGAGTCGCTGTAATCGACGTAACCCCCCATGGTGGCGTAGTCGATGGCGCCCGACTCGGCCAGGGCGTATGGATCGAATTCCTTGCTTTCCGTGTGGGTTACCTGAGCGACGGGCTCAGCCTCCCGCGCCATCCTTTCGCACTCCGCTACGCGCTTGCGCTGCGTCATGGTCAACACAGGTTCGCCCTTAAGCTCGGCTACTTTCCGATCCATTTCATCTGATGTCAGAAGTTCAAGACCCGTCGAGCTGAGCTGTTCCAGCGTGCCATCATCCCGTTTGCGGTACAGAGCACAGAAGCCAGGTACCTTGCCCCGTCTTGGGGACAGAAGGCGTTCAGCCAAATGAGCTTCGATGGCCCCAATTCCTTCGGGGTGGATGGTCCAATAGCGTGGTGTCGTGGCGGACCGCTGCGCAATCCCTACGGGCTCCCATGAGTAGCAGAGCCCGACCACCACAGGGTTGGGGCTAGTGATGAAGAGCGTGCCGGCTGGGGCTGCTGCAAGGGCGTCTGCGGGTATGCAGGAGGTGGGGTCGAAGGTGGGCATGGTGTGGTGCTCCGGTTGGTTGGGGTGGATAGCTTAGGTGGGGAGGGAGGGACGGCGCAAGGTGTTTGGTTCGTCCTTTTTTCGTTTTTTCGATAGTTATGTTTGTTAACTTTTTTTTTTCTGAAACAGACTAGGGAAAAGAAGAACGACAAACCTTGCGCAGTCTCCCCCTCTCCTAGTGGCACTTCGCTTATGGCATACGCTCGCAACGTTCCACGTGAAACACTGACGCGGTTGGAGGATTGTTGCGGCAGGCGTAATCGATAGTTTACGAAGTATCGGGATGAGGCGATGCGAGGATGGGCAAGGACCATGCCAAGTAGTGGTTGGCACGCTTCTTGATGCGAGCTGTTCGCATTGAGCGGCATGCATGGAGCGTGCCATGTCAAGGATCGTGCCAGGCCAGCCCATGCAAACGGCGTACCCGATTGATTCTCTCAATCGACCGGGGGGTGGTGATGCAGCGGACGGGGGGTTGTATGCGAGACCTTTACGGGCTCGACGTTTAAGGATGGGGATAAAAACCAAAAACCTCTAGGGTAGCCTCTAACTCCACGCTACACTAGGCCCATTGGAAGACAAAGAGAGCCGAAGGCCATGCGAAGCATCGATTTGACGGACCCTTGGGGCCTCGCGCCGCCGGTCGAAGTGGCAGCCTGCCCCAGCGTGCGGCCACGGGAGCCTGAGTCCGACCCTCAAACGACTGATTACACTCCCCTTGCCCCCCTGATTGGTGCGTATGAAGGGGAGGGGGGTTCGTATGGGGGCCTTTTCGAGGAGGAAGGGACTCCCGGATGCGGACCCGAAAAGACCTCGCGCCGAGCGGGAGGCAGGGCGACCAATCCGGGCGGTCCAGGCAGGCCCAAAGGCTCTGTCACCGTGCCGCACTTCGGCTCGGACGAGGCCCTCGCAGGGACGGAGGCCAATAAGCAGTGCCTCCAGCGCCTCACCTACACCCATGACGCCATGATTGACCATATCCTGGCTACACCCTGGATCGAAAAGAAGGAACTGGCCAAAATCTTCGGCTACTCGGTCGAGTGGGTTCGGCGCGTCATCTGCTCGGACGCCTTCCAGAGCCGCCTAGCGGAGCGCCGCAAGGAGTTCTCGGACCCTGGCATCGCGGCCTCCGTTGAGGAGCGCATGCGAGTCGTCACAAGTCTGTCCCTCGAAGTCATCGAAGAAAAGCTAGACATGACTCGGGACGTTAAAGTGGCCCTCAAGACGCTCGACGTGCTCCAGAGGGCGGCCGCGATGGGCAGCCGGACGGCCCAAGTCCAGATCAACAACAACCAGTACGTTGTGGCCATGCCTGAGAAGGCATCCTCGCAAGAGGCTTGGGCAGACAAGTACAAGGACGGTCCGGTTGTAGGGGACGGAAAGTAGGCCGCTGATCATCTTAGCGCCCTAGGGCGTCAGGGCGTGCCGGCATGGCGAAGCTGCGAGGTGGCAGAGGCTCCAAGTCAAGGGGCCTAGCGAGGGAGGGAGGGGGCGCGAAGCGCCCCCGACTGACCGAAGTGGCCCCTTGATCTTGGAGAGGCCACCGAAGCAAGCTAGCCAGGGCGGCATCGCCCCTAGCCCTAGGGCGCGCCATCACAGGAACCGACTATGTCCATCTTCACCTCCCCTACGCCCGGCCAGATCATGCAAACCATCGTCTGGCAGCCGCAGCCAGGCCCACAGATGGCCTTCATTGAATGCCCTGTCTTCGAAGTCTTCTTTGGCGGGGCGCGCGGCGGTGGTAAGACTCAATCCTCTATCGGAGACTGGCTCCAGCACTCCGCCATCTACGGTGTTCACGCTGTCGGTATCTTCGTCCGCCGTCACTTCAAAGACCTCGCCGAAGTCATCGCGACTACAAAGCGTCTCTTTAAGCCTCTCGGCGCTATCTATAATGAACAGCGTGCCGAATGGTCCATGCCTGGAGGCGCCCGCCTTCGCTTCGTCCACCTCGACCGCGACCAAGACGCCGAATCTCTCCAAGGTCAAGAATTCACCCGTATCTACGTCGAAGAAATCGGCAACTTTCCCAACTACAGCCCTATCGGCAAGATCAAAGCCTGCCTTCGTAGCGGTGCCGGAGTCCCTTGCGGCTTTCGCGCCACCGGCAACCCTGGCGGCCCTGGTCATCAGTGGGTCAAAGCCCGCTACATCGACCCCGCCCCCCAAGGCTACAAGCTCATCACTGAATCCGAAGAACTCGAAATCAACGGCGTCTTAACGACCGTCTCCATTTCCCGTGTCTTCATCCCCTCCAAGCTTACTGACAATCGTCTCCTCCTCGAAAGCGATCCGACCTACATCCTGCGCCTCAAACAGTCCGGCTCCGAGGCCCTCGTCCGCGCCTGGCTTAACGGCGATTGGGACGCCATTGAAGGAGCCTTCTTTGAGGAGTGGGATGCCGCCAAGCATGTCCTGGAACGCAGCTGGGAAGACAAGATTCCGAAGAGCGCCTTGCGCTTCCGCTCCCACGACTGGGGCTCAGCTCGCCCCTTTGCTACCCACTGGTTTGCCCTTAGCGATGGCACATGGGGTCTCCCCAAAGATGCCCTTTTCTGCTACCGCGAATGGTACGGGTCGAGCGGACCTAACAAGGGCCTCAAGATGGACGCTATTGAGGTCGGACGGGGCATTAAAGAGCAGGAAGGCAAGGAGCCCATCCGTTATGGTCGGGCCGACCCGGCCATCTTCATCCGCAACGGCGGCCCCAGCATCGCCGAACACATGGCCAAGGCCGGCTGTATGTGGCAGCGGGGCGACAACAAACGTATCCCTGGAGCGGAGGCTATGCACTGCCGCCTCAAGGGCGAAGGGGGAGTCCCCATGCTCTACTTTTCCGAGCAGTGCCAAGACCTTATCCGTACCTTGCCTATGCTCCAGCACGACGACCACAACGCCGAGGATGTCGACTCAGACCTCGAAGACCATGCCTACGATTCCGTCCGCTATGGTATCATGAGCCGGCCATGGCACCCTCGGACGGGGGCTGGTCCTGCCCCAACGGGCACCAAACTGCCAGGCGAAATGACAATGCAAGAACTGTTAAAGTTCAAATCCCAAAAAGCCGCCTCCGCTTCTCACAATGTCTGAGGGAATTATATGGCCACTGTAGGTTACGACACGGATAATATTTGGCACAGTCGTCCTTTCTCTTTTTGGGGTGATAGTCGGACTGTGCAAAATTGGGTTTCCGATACCACAACGGATCAGGTTCGTTGCGGGAGTCCGTATTTTTGGCTTGAAGCCCTGACACGCCGTATGCGTCTCTCCAAATTATATGGCTTTGGTGTGAGCGGGGACGGAACCTACCAATTACTTCGCCGTTTGGTAGATAACGTCCCCAACTCCAAAGGAATACGCCCGGCCGATGTCCCACCCTCTTATGCTTTCATCTTACTCGGTACTAACGATGTCTCGGGAAGTCTGGCGGTAGCCAATTTCATCATTAACTATGAAGTTATACTTGAGTGGTTTTTGCGACGAGGGCACATTCCAATCATTATCGCTGAGTGGCCGCGCGGGGATAGTGACAGCGGAACATTAACAACCGCCGGGCAGCTAAAAATGCTAGCTTGGTGTGACTACCTGCGCGGACTGAACTCAAGAGAAAACATCTTCGTCGCCGACCCCTGGGTCTACGTGATGGATAAAGCACGAACAGACCTTCGTCCCCTAGAAGGGATTCTGCAAGACGATGGGCTTCACAACAACCCCCCTATGGGAGTTGCTACAGCCCTGTCTCTAAACTCAATCATCGTTAACGAATTGCGGCTTCCCTACATAGAACTCTCTCCCAGCTGCAATGGAGACCAATACAATTCAACTTCCTTCCTTCGTGGGTGTATCAACACCAATCCTATGCTTGTGCAGGGGGCGGGCGGAATTTTGGGTGCAAATGCTTCCGGGCTAGCCCCAGAAGGCTACACACTCGAAACAACCAATGCGGGTCTTTTAGTCGCCGGCAGTTTCACAACCACAGTTTTCGAGGGAAGAACAACGCCCTGTTTTCGCATGACAATCTCGGGGACTCCTTCAATAGATTCTGCCGTAGCGCGCCTTGTACAAACAGGACTTAAATCCAAAATGCCTGTAGGAATCTCTTATTTTGGCGGAATGGAGGCCGTAATTGCAGAAAACCATACAAATCTTTACGGGCCGACTGTCAATCTCGACACAGGGAACACGGATACTCAAATTATCGCTGGTGTAATGATGACAACTTTCAGGCCATTTCCTTCGGGTTTTGCGCCCAAATTAGACATCAGGCCATTGACTCCCGATAATATTCTGGCTGATGACGTGACTTCTGTTTCGGCTAAATTCGAAATATGCGCAGGGAAGCCAGGAGTCGCAGCCAGCATTGTAGTTGATTTCATCAGTGCTTTTGTCCGTAGAACCTAACAAAAGAGAGGCATATCATGCAACGTGACTATAAAGCCGAAATCCCGCTCGGCTACCAGCAAATTACCTCGATTGCTGCGGCTACAGCGCTGACCGTCCCGGCCGGGACTTCCTTAGTGCTCATTTCCCCAGAAGCGCAAGCTGTCCGGTGGCGCGACGATGGCGTCAACCCGACCGCTACTATCGGTTACCCTTTGGCTGTCGGCTCCGAACTCGCCTACTCCGCCGCCAATATCGCGGCCCTCCGTTTCATCGAGCAAGTGGGGGGCGGCATCCTTAATGTCGTCTACTACGGTTGAAAGGGCGGCGTAAGGGGCTCAATGCGCAGGGACGCTCAATGGCCTTTGGCGGACATGCGATGGGCACTAAGCGCCAGCTTATTGGGCCGCCAGCAACAGGGCTCTTGGATATCTATTCCGGGGCTCTTTTTGCATTCTCCACCGGCAGGCGTTTACGCGATGCCTACGCAGGGGCTCTTTTCCGCGTTCGCCGCTCTAGCGACAACGCAGAGCAGGACATCGGATTTAATTCCGGCACGGGTCTCGTCGATACGGCAGCTTTAACTTCCTTCGTCGGTGCCAATAGCGGCTTTATCGCCACTCTCTACGACCAATCGCTTAACGTTCGGGATGCTATCCAGGCCACGGCGGCCAACCAGCCTGCAATTGTCGTAGCCGGTGTTGTACAGACGATGGGTACGAACGCTCGCCCGGCCCCCCTCTGGGACGATACGGACGACTTAATGTCGACTGGAACCTTCACTATCGGGTCCGACGAGTGTTTAGCCTATTGGGCCTGCAGAAACAACTCCCATGCCACTTACGGCACAATCTTCCAATACGGCGACGGAGCCAACGGCTCCGGTGAATTTACCGTCAATTCACCGGAAGGTGATGCCATCGATGCGGTAGGTTTCTATAACAACAGCGCCTCCGTCACCACACGCGCTATAGCGGCGGCTCCTCTTACCTATTTAGGGCGTGTCCGAGGTAAATTGACATCCGGCTCTACGCTCCGCAACATACGTGTCAGTAAAAGTGCCGAATCAACAGGCACTACAACATCGGCGGCTAACTACGGAACTGCCAAAGCCCTCCGCATCGGCAATCGTTCCGACCTCATCACGCCTTATGCCGGCACCATCGGCGAGCTTATTCTCTTCAACACCATCGCAAGGGCTGCAACGGATGGCATCGACGATAATATGATGACCTTCTGGGGGATTACATGAAATTCATATCCTACCCTACGCAAGCTGCTGCTATTGCGCGCAGCAGAGCTGAGGCGCAGACCCGCAAATGCGGACCCGTTACCACCCATTGGTGGGATGTTGTGGAAGGAGCCGCGGGAGACTTCGCTATCCGTATCCCTGAAAAGGCTAGCGAAGAGGTTAATCTCACAACAGCCGAGAAAGGCCGTTTAGCTACCACCTTCAATCGCAAAGCGCCGGAGGCACCATAATGTACGTCGCCGGTATTAACGTAAACGATTTCTCTAATCCAGGGGAGCAGCCCAAAGCCAAATTTGGCACAGTTGTTACTGTTGTCGACAATGATGGCTTTACCAAAAGCTATCAGTATGCCTCTGTAACTCAAGGAGGCGTGGTGCTCGGGAATGTCTGCCTGATGTCCTCGGGGGGCTCTGCACGCAACCTGACGGTGGGGCGTGCTGCGACAGGATTGGGGGATTCGACCAGGGTGGCCGTTGCAGCAGCGACCATCCCTAATGGGGGTTCTGGCTGGTTCCAGGTCTACGGTAATTGCAAGATCGCGGTAGATGGCCCAACCCCGGCCGGTACGCGTCTCTTTGCTACTGTCGTCGATGGTCTCGTCGGCAACGAAGTGACGGCTTCCTTTATCCAAAACCTTGTCACCACTTCCAGTACAGGGGCAGCCGCTACTGTCTCCGGCTTTATTAACTGGGCTTCCACTGTCACTTCGACAGGAGACGGCACGCAAGGCCCAGTAGGTTCGCAAGGCCCTTCGGGAGCCGATGGCGCTACAGGCCCTGCCGGTAGCTCAGCCTACCAGCTTGCCGTGGCCAATGGCTTTACGGGAACATTGGCCGAATGGCTTGATAGTCTTGTCGGCCCTCAAGGGCCGGCTGGTTCCCCTGGTGGCCTGGATGCCTACGAGATCGCCGTTGCCAATGGCTTTAGCGGCACAGAAGTGGAATGGCTAGAATCCTTAATTGGACCCCAAGGCCCCGCAGGTCCGCCTGGCTCTGGCGGCTCAGGGGCAGATCCCTCCAGCGACCGTTGGATGGACGACTTCGGGGCCATTGGTGATGGTGCAAGCCACCCACTTTCGGCCTCCTACGCCTCCCTGGCCTTAGCGCAAGTCGATTTCCCTTACGCTACCAGCCTAACCCAAGAGAAGGACTACTGTGCCTTCTTGACAGCCCTTTATGGCGCTACTCCGGGCGGAAATAGTAATATCGTCACAGTGCGGATGCGCCGTTACAAGTTCTACTATTTCGGCGAGAGCACTATCGATCCAACTCGTCGTGTCCGTCTTGTCGGCTACGGACAGTCCGTCAACTCCATTACCTTCAAGAGGTTCGGTCCTGGCGGGCTTGGAGTTCCCGCTATTTGGGTCCACAACTCCAGCGCCAATGAATCCGAGTTCTGGGACTTCACCGTTACAGGGGACGGCTCGGGAGCCCGTTGGACCGGCGGCACTATATTCGAGTATAATGCCGCCCACAACATGCTCTTGATGAACGATGGCGTTAACGGAACATCCAATAAATCTTTCGAGGCTCGCCCATATATTGCGCCTCGCGGCGATGTAATCGACGTCAAGTTTACGACCGGGTCAAAAAATCCCTACGGCCTTCCCAAGGACATCATCAGCATTGCCGGCAACCCGATGGCCTTTACGCCGAATGAGCAGCTGACGGTTATCCGGGGTGGTGTTCCAACACCATTCTGTACAGTCTTCTACTGCTGTTTGAAGATTAACGCCATCCTTTGCACTGATGTTCTGACTCCGGGCGTGGTTGGGGAGACCATCACAGGAGCAACCAGCGGAGCGACGGCCCTATACCTCCAGAAGAGCGACCAAGCGGGCCTTCACATGCTCCAGGTCGCAAGCGTCACCAGCACTGGCGGCATCGGCCTTGACGCCGGCAACTACCTAACCGATATCTACTCCCGTCAAATCTTCTGCGAAGAGGGCACCTTTGCGCACGGCGTGGAGTTTAACCAAGTTGCCTACGCTACCCGCATCAAGGTCCAGGGCTTCGCCGGGGACGGCTTCAAAATCACGGCAGGCTCCGAGGGACGCGAAGGCAATGCTAACCGCAGTTGGCTGCTCCGTTGCGTAGCTGTCAACAATGGCGGCAACGGCTTCCACATTGCCGGCTCGGACGGCAACGTCTGCACGGCCATCGAATGTAACGCCATTAGCAACGGCGCCCTAGGCTTCAATGATCGCTCCTTTCTGGGCGGAACCTTCCAAGCCTGCCACATGTCTCTTAACCTTGTCGGCGGATACCACTCGGTCCGCAACTCTTCCTTTATTGGGTGCTATGTCGAAGGGGGGTATGAGTCCTACCCTCATTTGAGGCCCGAAAACATCATCGACGGTGACGCCGTGACCATCAACGGTCAGACCGGCGTGCAGATGACAATGGGCGATTCTGGCGGCCTAAGGCTGACAGGTCGCGAGATTACCCACGGCTGCATCAAGGGGGTTGCCGGTACTACTGTCTCGCTTGGCTATGATGGGAACGACAATTATCTGACTTCGGAGCCCTCCCTTCGCGTTTACTCCGGCCCCATGGAGTTCTTGAAGAAACGTTTCTCGGCGTCAGACTCCGGCGGGGCTTTCGCACAGGACTACGAGCCGGCTTTCCGTTTCAACGCGGCCTCTGAGCTTTGGTATCGGAACGGTTCGGGGGCACGGCTCTCGGCATCGGGTGGCAATAACAAGTTCCACGGAAGCTTCACGGTCGACGGATCGGGCGCCATCACTGGTGCAGAAGTCATCACCGAGGGTAGTGGCTACAGCCCCGTCTCGACCGTCATCAACATCGACAACACAGGGGGCTCAGGGGCCATCCTAAAGGCTATGGTCGGCCCCAAAGGTGGCATCATCAAAATCGTAGTCGTAGCGGGCGGCTCCGGCTACACTGGCTCCAGGGACTGGAAGCCTGTGCTGCAGATGCACGGAACGGGCATTGCGGTTGGGGCTCAGTGGGCTGGTGGCGAATCTCAGATCACCTCCATTGGGCCGGATGCCAACCACAATATCCGTATCATTCCGAAAGGCACTGGTCGGACCGTTTGCGTCAAACCGTCCGTAACAAACGTCGACAACTACGCCGACGACGCGGCGGCTGCTGCCGGGGGAGTCCCTGTCGGTGGCCTCTATCACACATCAGGCGTACTCAAAGTGAGGTTAGTATGAACAGCGTTATCGTCAACATGATTCTGAGCGGGCTTAGCTCGACCGTCATCAAAGAGGTCTTTCTCGCCCTGGCGCAACACTATGTCGAGAAGACCACCAACACCTTTGACGACGAACTTCTGAAAGCCGTTAAGAAAGCCCTCGAAGACGAAGGCAAATAATTCCGCTACTTAATCAAGGGGCACAAGATGGCCAAGTCCGAACCAGTAGGGCAACAAAAGGGAGAATCCAAAGTTGAGCACTGGCTCAAGGAGGTAGATGCGGCCGTCAAGCGGGAAGAGCCCTATCGTAAGAACGCATGGGAGGGCATCAAGCTCTATGAAGCCGAAAACTGCAACCAGACGCATTTTAATATTCTCTACTCCAACACTGAGGTTCTTCTTCCGGCACTCTACTCGGCGACTCCAAGACCAGTTGTACAACGCCGGTATAAGGACGAAGACCCGGCCGGAGCGGCTGTCGCTAAGCTGGGCGTTAGGACTCTGGAATTCCTGGTCGACGAGGGCGCGCAACCTTACACGTCATTTGACAACCTTATGCAAAAGGCTACTCTCAGTGGCCTTGTGGCTGGGCGTGGGATCACCCGCTTCAAATACGACGCATACATTGTCGGGGCTGAGGAAGATGGCGATGATGAGACCGAAACGACCGACCACGAAGCCGAAGAGGGGAAGGTTCTTCCAGGAACTACCGAGGAAGAGCTGACCAAGGGTGGTCGAGTCGCCTGGGAGACCGTGTGCGGCGAAATCATCCCCTGGAATCGCATCGTCTATCCCTATGCTACTTCCTGGTGCGAGCTTCCCTGGTTATGTTTCAAACATCCTATGACGGCCAAGGAATTGGTCGATAACTTCGGTGCGTTGGGCGGCAAGATCAAAGTCTCGGCGCTCGGTATGCGCGATAAAGAGGAGGAAATGAGCGAGGACTCAGCAGGCCCCAGCATGACGGCCTCCGAAGCTATGCGCAACGGCTGGCAAGGCGAGGGTCCGGTCGGAGCTTGGGTCTACGAGATTTGGGACAAGGTAGCGAAGAGGGTTATCTTTATCAGCCCTGGACTGCCGGATGAGACCCTGAGGGATATCCCGGACCCGTTGGGCCTGGAGGCTTTCTTTCCGTGCGAGCAGCCCCTTACCTTCTTCGACCGGATCGACGACCTTACGCCGCAGACCCTCTACACCTTCTACCGTCAACAGGCCGAAGAGCTGGACCGTATCTCTTTCCGCATCAATCGCCTTCTGAGCGCCCTCAAGGCTCGCGGCATGTATGACTCGACCGTCGAAGGCTTCGACCAACTCATGGCGGCCGACGATAACGAACTCATCCCAGCCCAAAACGTAGCCGCGCTTATAGAAGGAAAGACACTCGAAAATAGCGTCTGGTTCATGCCCATCGACCGCATCATGCAAGTGCTCCAGGGCCTCTACATTCAGCGGGACCAGTGCAAGCAAGTCATCTACGAAATCACGGGCATATCGGACATCGTTCGGGGCGCTTCGGTGCCCTCCGAGACTCTCGGTGCGCAGCAGATTAAGGAGCAGTGGGGCAACATGCGGTTGCGCCGCTACCAGAAGAGGGTTCAACAATACTGCGCCGGCTGCATGCGCATCATGTTTGAGATTGCGGCTGCCAAGTTCTCCATCGACACCTTCAAGAGCATGACGGGACTCAACTTCCCGACAGCTCAAGAAAAGGCGGCTTTGGAGCAGCAGCAAGCTATGCAGCAGCAGCAAGCTTTGGCAATGGCAGCCCAAGCTCAGCAGCAGGGCCAGGAGGCTCCGGAAATGCCGGAGCCGGAGCCCATCCCGCCCTCCTGGGAAGAGATTGCGGACATAGCCAAGTCGGACCTGCGCCGCTCCTATCGTGTCTCTATCGAGACAAACTCGACAGTGGACCCGGAAGCTGTCGAAGACCAGAAGCACATTTCCGAGGTCATGAATGCCCTGAGCCAACTCATCATCGGCTCCCAGCCCTTGCTGGAGAACGGCAGCCTGCCTTTCGAGGCCTTCAAGGCCCTTCTGCTCACTGTCGTGCGGCGCTTCCGCTTCGGCACGGAACTAGAAGAGACAATCCGCTCGATGCAGGCGCCGCCCCAGAAGACAGGGGAAGCCGAACAAAAGGCGCAAGAGGAACTCGACAAGCAGAAAAAGGACATGGAGTCGAAGGCGGCTCAGCAAGAGATCGCAGCCTACAAGCAACAACTCAAGATGGAAGCCGAGCAGGCTCAAATGAAGATGGAAATGGACTTCCAGAAAAAGGTCTTCGAGCTAGAGCAAAAGATGGCTCGCGAGGTCATGCGCCTAGAGCAGCAGGCACAGGCCCAAAAGCTCTCCGTCATGGAGGCGGAGGCTAACCGCAACATGCAGGCTAAGGAAGCTATGCACGCAAACCAGATGGCCGAGACCATGCGCCAAAGGGAGTCTGAACAACAAGGGGAAGACATGGGAAGGGAAGTCAACCATCGTATGGAAGACATGGAGCGGGAGTCGGCTGCCGAAGCCGAGAAAGAGAAAGAATGAATCCCCATCTGCCCACTAACGGACCGGCCGACGCTGTAGGAATACCCCTCCGAGGCCGCTTGTCAAGGGAGGAAGCGAGGGAGCGAAGCGACCGAGCGACCCTTGACAAGCAAGGCCGAGAGAGGGGTACGCCGGGCAGCGCCGGCCGGTCTGTTGGTGGGCCTAGCACTTAGAGAGAACTATCATGGCCGAGAGATTACCCTGCGATTGTCACCCCCGTTACATCACTCGTATCAATGGCCCGGCTCGCTGCTCCGTCTGCGGTTGCGCCCCTGTCCAATACACTCCTGCTTCGGCCCGCCACCAAATGGATGTCGACTACGCCTGTCCTATCACTGGCAAGCCTATCCGTTCCCGCCGTGCCCACGAAGAAAACCTTCGCCTTCACGGCTGCCATGTCCTCGAAGCCGGCGAAAAGGAAGATGCAGCCCGCCGTGGCCGTGAAGCCGATGCTGAGTGCGATGCCCACCTCGATGCCACTATTGATTCCGTGATAGACTCCATGTCTGAGGACAAGAAGAACCAACTCATCCAAGAACTTTCCACTACTCTGCCCGAGGCCTAAATCATGAGTGAATTCAACATGGAAGCAGGCATTGCCGCTCTCGCGGACATCCCCGGCCTGACTTCCGAAGAGCGTGACTACGATGGCGATATCTTTGATACTCCGGCTGATGACACATCTTCGGAGACTGAGGAAGAACAGGAACTTTCTGTTACTTCCGACGACGAAGAACCGGAAACTGAGGAAGAAAAGCCGGTTACCGAAGCTAAGGAGCCCACTGCCAAAGAGAAATCCGAGGATAGTCCGGCTCCTGACGGCACCCCCACTGATGCACCCAAAACCTGGCGCAAAGATGCTGCTGCCGAATGGGCCGCTCTAAGCCCCACTGTCAAAGCCGAAATTCTCAAACGCGAAGAGGACATGTATCGTGGACTGGAGGGCTACAAACAAGAGGCAACAGTGGGCCGCAATGTCGGCAACATCCTCTCTCCTTACCTCCCCGAACTACAACGACGCGGAATTGATCCAGGCCAAAATCTACAAGTTCTGCTTCAATTTCAACATACCCTACAGACAGGAACGCCTGACCAAAAACTGGGTCTCCTGCAACAAATTGCCCAAGAATTCGGAGTTTCTTTGGGGGATGCCGATGCCGGTGCATACTCCGACCCGGCTGTCTCTGCGTTGCGCCGTCAAGTTGAAGAGCTGACTACAGCCCAACAACAACACCTCGCTCGTCAACAAGAAGCTGAGCGTACACGCATTGCCTCCGAAATCGATGCATTTGCATCGGACCCCAAAAACATCTACTATAACGACGTAGCAGACGACATGGCCAAGCTCATCCGCGCCGGGGTTGCTACCAACCTCACGGATGCTTACGCCAAAGCCATCGGATTCAACGTCGAAGTCAAAGCCAAGGAACAGGCCCGCTTGCTCGCCGAACACGACAAGCAGAAGGTTGCCGAAGCCAAGAAGGCCCAACAGGCCACTGCCGCCAACCTCAAAACCTCTCAGCGTAAGGCACGTCAGACGACCTCCCCGCGCACAATTGACGATACCCTCAAGGATACTCTGCGGAGCATCCGTGAACGCGAATCCACTTGATAGCAAGGAGAATCGGCCATGCCGAGCCCAAATGCGGTCTTCACCGAATTGGTGACTACCACTTTCCGCAACCATCGGAAAACCATGTTCGACAACGTGTCGAAGCACAACGCTTTCTGCCGGCGCCTGCTCAAGTCGGGGCAGTATCGTCTCGAAGACGGCGGCCTGAGCATCGTCATGCCCCTGGAATACGCTGAAAACGCCACCTACCAGCGCTTCTCCGGTTTCGACGTCCTGAACATTTCGGCCTCTGATGTCTTCTCTTCGGCCGAGTTTCAGTGGCGCCAGATTGCCATCCATGTTGCTTCGTCCGGTCAGGAGCTGCGCACCAACAACGGTGATTCTCGCATTCTGAATCTCGCCAAGCAGCGCATCAAAAATGCGATGAACACCTTCAAGAACAACTTTTCGGTCGACCTCTACTCGTCCGGGGCTTTGTCCAACCAGATCAACGGCCTGCAAGCTCTGGTCGCTGATGCTGGCACCGGGACCGTAGGCGGCATCGACTCCTCGACTTTCACCTTCTGGCAAAACAAGGTGCAGTCGGCGGCGGCTCCCATCCAGGGCGGCGGTGCTATCACCCCTTCGGCCACCACCATTGAGAGCCTGATGCTTCCGCTCTGGCTGGCCCAAACTCGGGGCGATGACCAGCCGGACCTCATCATCGCCGACACCAACTACTTCACCTTCTTCGAGCAATCTCAGGGCTCCCTCAAGCGCTATACCAGCGACAAGGGCTCCATGGGCTTCGTCGACTTGAAGTACAAGCGTGCCGATGTGGTCTACGATGGTGGCTCGGGCATCCCAGCCAACCACATGTATTTCCTCAACACCAACTATCTGGAGCTTGTTGTCCACTCGCAAGCTAACCTGTCGGTGTTGGAAGAAATGCGCCCCTACAACCAGGACGCTGCCATCGTCCCCATCCTCTGGATGGGCAACCTGGCTTGCTCCAACCGCTCGCTCCAGGGCGTGCTAAAAGCCTAACGGGAGGCCCGTCATGTACATTACTGGTATTAAGGCGGATCGCGTCCGCACCGCAGCCGAAGGCCCGGAATACGCGCTCGGTACACTGGGCGCTGAAATGACCTCCGTTGGACCGAAGATTTATATGTACGTCACCACTACGACAGGCATTACTGGTGCCGGTTATGTGTGCCTCGTACATCCTACTTTGTATTCGGCTACAATGGCGTCTGTTTCATCTACCGCTCCAGGTTCTGGCCAAGGACGCCAGGCGGCACTAGGTGTCGCAGCTGTAGCCGCAAACGGATATGGCTGGGTCCAGGTCTTCGGACAATGCTCCGTCCGCGTCGCGGCCAACTGTGCCGGATATACCCAGCTAAACTCAACAGCTAGTACCGGCGTTATCGATGACGACGCTACCGCCAGTTCCGAGGTCATGGAAGGTATCGTCACCACAGCGAGCCCTGGCGGTGCAGAAGGCACCGTAGTTGGCTACGCCAACTGGCCGCGAGCAGGCAGGACGCTGCCATGATTATCCTTGTTGATTCGTATGCAGATTTTGTCGCTGTCTGCAATCGTTTCGGGGTACCTCAAGGAGTGTTCTACATGCTGTCCTCCGGGAATGTTGCCCATGCAACAGCTTTTTTCTTAGGGGGTTACGGGGTATTCGGAAGCACAGCGTCTGGAGCGCAAAGTGAGGCTTCATTTCTCACTGAGTTTCCGGGTGCTGTGCAAGTAACAGCAGCCCTCAGTCTCCGAAGCGACTGATAAACTTTCTCCGGGCAGGGGATTTAGGCCGGATTGCTCTAAGAGCCTTCCGGCTTCTTTTTAACTAAGAGGCTCTACCTATGTTCACCATCGCCGAAGAACGCCCTCCTTTTGTCAACTTTGAGAAGCGCCCCATTGAAGATAGGGCGGCCTCCATCGAAGCTGGCCATTATGTCGCCCAAGACGTCGACTTTGCCATCATCGTTCCACAAGGTTCCAAAGATCGTATCGAGCAAGAGGTCTCCGTCTGGCTGGAAACGCTCCGCTCCGAAGTTGCTAATGGCCGTTTCAAACGCGACTGGCTAACAGCCTTCGAAGACTACTATAAGAAATGGCAAGCTGGCCAAGAAATCCCTGTCAACGGCACCCCGCTTTCGCAATGGCCGGGCATCAGCCCCGCCCAGCACAAGACCCTCATCGCCCTCAATATTCGCACAGTCGAGGAGCTTGCCTCCTGCAACGAAGAGGCCATTCGCTACGTTGGTCCCGGCGCCCGTTCCCTCAAGGAGCGCGCTAACCTCTGGCTTCGCTCCCGCGAAGAGGGTGGCGGTAAGATGGTCGAGGAAGTCGAGGCCTTACGTATCGAAAACAGAGACCTCAAGGATCGCGTCGCTATCCTCGAAAAGGACATCGTTGAACTCCTCAATGGTATCGATAAACAACCTTCTGCGCCTACCTTCAAAAAGGGATAAGCCATGACGCTCCTGGAAGTGATTCAATACATGAGCGTGCGGACGGGTCTGCGGACCCCTTCTGCCGCCACAACCTCAGCAGATCCTGGCGTGCTTCAACTTATCGCCCTGCTTAACGAACTCATGACTGAAATCACTTCCAGGTGGCTCTTCGAGGAACTCATCCAAGAAGCTACTTGGACAGCGACCGCAGTCGAAGACCAAGGTGATATCGATGCGCTCGCACCCAGAGGCTTTGGCGGCATCCTCCCGCACACTTTTTACAATCGTACCACGGGCCTGGAAGTTCTGGGTCCAATTTCCAAGGAGGCTTGGCAAGCAGACAAAGCCCTGTCGTCGGTCGGCACTACTTTGGCTTACCGAATCCGAAACAATCATCTATTGTTCAACCCAGTGCCAACAGCGGGCCATGCGCTCGCCTTTGAGTACCGCTCCCTTACGCCCATATATAACGCCACTGACGCTGTTTATAAAGAGTTCTTCACCAAGGACGCCGACGAGTTTCTACTGAATCCGAATCTGCTGCTGCTTGGCTTGCGCTACAAGTGGAAGGCTGAAAAGGGCTTTTCCTATGCTGAGGATTTGTCCCGCTTCGAAATCTTCGCCAACGACCTTGCCGGTCGTAGTGGTTCTAAGCCCGTCCTTGACGCTGGCTCTTGCACTCGCACCAAAGATGCCAAGCCGGGCCTCGTTATTCCGCCTGGGAACTGGCCGCTATGATTCGTCGCTCAAACACTAGTCAAAGAGTGCCAGGGCAAACCTACACTCAAAAACAGGTCTTGGCGGCTCCTACCAGCGGCTGGAATACCAAAGACCCGATTGCCAACATGGCCCCCAACTTCGCCATCGAAATGGTGAACTACTTCCCAGAGACTTCCCGTGTTAAGAGCCGAAAGGGATGCGCTAATCACGTCACAGGTTTTGGCTCCCGAGTTAAGAGCCTCTTCTCATATTCACCAACTGTCGATGCCAACAAAAAGCTGTTTGCTGCCACAGACTCCGGCATCTTTGACGCGACTACTGCGGGCGCTGTCGGGGCCGCAGTCTCAGCCCTTACCAATGGGTACTGCCAATCCCTCAATTTCAAAACCGCTGCCGGTTCTTATCTCCAAGTTGTTAATGGCACAGACTTTATGCGTCTCTATGACGGTACTACGTGGACCACCATTACCGGCGCTTCGACACCCGCTATTACTGGCCTTGCCACTACCGAACTGATTCACCTTAACGCTTTCAAAAGGCGAATTTGGTATGTTCAAAAGAATAGCCTTAGTGCTTGGTATCTGCCTATTGATAGTATTGCAGGGGCACTTACTGAGTTTACTTTTGGCCAGTATTGCACAAGGGGTGGACATTTGGTTGCGCTTGCAACTTGGTCTATAGACGGGGGTATTGGCGTTGATGACTTCATGGTCGCTATTACTTCGGAGGGCGAGCTCCTCGTATTCCAAGGCACCGACCCTGCGAGCGCTACTACTTTCGCCCTCCAGGGCGTCTATTACATTGGGCCGCCGCTCGGCTCTCGCTGCTTCGTTAAAATGGGCGGAGACTTACTATACCTTTCGGATCGAGGCATTTACCCTCTTTCCCAGGCCCTTCAATCCTCTGATTTTGGGAGCATTATTTCCCTGAGCGGGACTATCGACTCGGCTTTCGTAGCAGCAGCGGATGCTTATGGGTCTACACAAGGCTGGGAGGTTCAACTCTTCCCGAAAGGCAACTTCCTGCTAGTTAACGTGCCAGTGAAGGAAGGGGCACGTAACGATCAGTACGTCATGAATACCGTGAATAAATCGTGGTGCAGCTTTCAAGGCTGGAATGCCTCTTGCTTCATCGTCCATAATCGGGAGCTTTACTATGGGTCCGAGACGGCTGTCGTCAAGGCTTGGACGGGCAATAACGACCTGGGCTCGAACATCACATCGCACTGCTACCAGGCATTCACCTACATAGGTGGATCGCCCGACCTCAAGCACGTTAAGTTAATTCAACCCGTACTATCGGCTACGGCTCTCTTTGATCTCAAGGCAGGTGTTAATACGGACTACCGTATCCTGGCGCCGGAGCCGAACTTGTCTTACGGAACGGGGGCAGTGGCAGTGTGGGACTCTTCTGTGTGGGACTCTGCCCTCTGGGCTGACGAGTCGACTATCTTCGACGACTACCTACACGACCCAAGCGGTTCAGGCTACGTTCATTCGGTGACTATGGTCACACGGTCCAACTTGGCCCAAATCGAATGGACCGCTACTGCCCTCTTCTTTGAAGTGGGGGCCGGGCGGTGAGCGTATGGACTATCGATGCGGATGCGACGATGAGGTAGGCCAATGGGTCATGGAGCGGGCTGGGGGCGTCTGGAATGCGTCCGTTAGCTCCACCATCGGCATCTACAGCGGGGGCCGGCTAGTTGCCGGCTTTGTCTTTTTCTCCTACAATGGAGCCAATGTCTATGGGGCGATGGCCGGCGATACCGCCAGCAACTGGCTATCCAGGTCGACCGCCCGCTTCGTCATGCAGTACATCTTCCTCCAGCTCGGTTGCCGCCGAGTCACCGCCGTCATCGCAGCCTCCAATACCTCATCCCTCCGGGCTGCCCGCTTCCTCGGGCTACAGCATGAATGCCTCATGTCCGACGCGATGCCAGACGGCAATGCTATCCAACTTGTCTCGCATAGGGCTACCAATCCCTGGCTAACTGAGGATCAACGACATGACCGGAAGCTCTAAGGCTCCCAAGGCTCCCGACTATAAGGGGGCGGCTCAGGCGCAGGGAGAGGCTGACCTCAAGCTCGCCAAGTACAATACGGCGATGGACAGGCCGAATCAATACAGTCCATATGGTTCTACCACTTGGGAATATGACAAGACGGCTGCCCAGAAAGTCTATGACGAACAGGTTAAGGCTCTGGAGCAGCAACACTTAGCAGCTAAGGCATCACGCAACAAGAAGGAAGAAAAGCGAACTTACGACCTAATCCAAAACATGTATTCCAAGGGGCTCGATTCGGTATCGGATCAACCGGGCCTCTGGAAACAGATTACCTCACTGTCGCCCCAAGAGCAGCAAATCTTTGATCGGGAGCAGGCCAACCGTAATTTAATGCAGTCAATAGCAGGTACAGTAGGGGGCCAACTCCAGAATACCCTAGGTACGGCTTTTAACCCTAATCTGACGGATTGGAAGCCGGCCGGCGATAGGGCGGGGGCCAACGTGGCGCTACCGCAAGCTGACTTTCGCCAGTTCATGGGCAACGTGCCCACTAACACCCTGACAGGCCTCCAGGACGTAATGGAGAGTCCCGATGCTTTCAAGCAAAACGGGGAGCAGGTACGGGATGCCCTCTACCAGCAACTGACGCGCTTTAACAATGAGCGCTTCGGGAAGCAGGAGGAGGCAGAGCGATCCCGTCTAGCCAATATGGGATTTCAGATGGGTACGTCGGCCTACGATACGGCCATGTCGGAGTTCCAGCGAGCCAAAAACGAAGCCTATGACAGCGCGGGGCTGAATGCGACTTTGGCCGGCGGGCAGGAGCAGTCCCGTCTCTATGCCGACATGCTCGCGGGCCGCAATTCCAATATCGGTCTACGTCAAGGTCAGTTCGGGCAGGACATGAGCCGCCTTAATGCAATGGCTGGCCTTGAGACTTCGCAGTTTGGGGCTGACAGCAACCGCTACCAGATGGACCAGTCCGAGAGGGATGCGGCTGCTAACTATGGGCTCCAGCAGGCATCGCAAGCAGCCGCGCAACGGTCTCAGCAAATGCAGGAAGAGCTGACGCGGCGTGGTGTTCCCATGAATGAGATCGCTGCCTTAATGTCTGGCTCCGGCGTCAACATGCCGACCTTCCAGGGCTTCAATCAAGCCGCGGATGCGACTGCTCCGGACATCATGGGCGCTACTCAAGCCAACTACCAAGCCAAACTCAATGCAGCCAATGCCTCTAATGCTGGCGCCCAAAACTGGATGAATCTAGCCGGGACACTGGGCGGCTCCTACTTGGCCGGTCCGGGCGGCGCTACGGTCGGCAACTACCTTGGGAGTCTCTTCAAATAATGGCCACTACAACAGGGCGCGAAGCGGCGCTTGCCCGTCGCCAACAGTTGATCGAGGCGCTGCGCCAGTCGGCAGCCACCCCACAGCAGAATCAAATGGTAGGGGGACAGCTTATCACTCCCGGCTGGGCTGGCCTCCTGGGGCAACTTGGGTCCGGCGCTATGGCAGGCTACATGCAGCAAGGAGCCGACAAGGAGCAGGCCGACATCGAGGCTACAAAGCGGCAGCAGCTTATGGACTCGATCCAAGCTGCGCAGGGGGCTGGGACGCCGGAGCAAAGCCTCATGACGCTGGCGGCTAGCGAAAACCCGGACGCCTCGAAGGTGGGTTTGTCGGGCTACGGTGCCCTCATGTCGCAGCGGCCGAAGTCGCCTGCCCAAGAGAAATGGAAGGCACTGCCGGGGGCTAGACCCGGTACTCTGTACTCTGACCAAGGCGGATCGAAAGTCCTGGAGGGGGTCGAGCCGGCGCCACATCCGATGGCTATTCGGGGTGAACTGGTGGACGCTTCGACAGCAGAGCCTGGCATGTATGGGCAAGCTTCGCAAGGACAGAAGATCGACATCACTATGCCGGGCGCTCCTGAGCAATCCGCCTATGGAGCCTATACCAAAGAGCTTGGGAAAGGTGCAGCACAGGCTACGCTCAAGGATCAGGAAAAGCTGGATTCTACCTATGCGATGGACCAGCATCTTGACGAAATGGAATCCATCCTCCAGCAAGGGGCGCGGACGGGCGGGGCGGTGCCTGCCATAGCCACCATTAACAACGTGCTGCAATCTTTTGGCGTGTCCCTTGGACGAGATTTCGAATTGTCCAAGCTGGGGCAGATTCAGACGGACGCCCAACTTGCCAATGTCCTGACCGGGGAGGGGGCGTCTCGCTTGACCGATTCCGACCTGAACACTATCCGTAAGTCTATCGACCTCATTAGCCAAGGGAATGCACCGGAAGCACTGGCCATTCTACGCCGCAACAATGAGAACAAACGCCTCCTCATCAATAGAAAGATTGAGGCCCGCGCCCGCTCCTTTCAGCGCCCCGAAGGCGAGCTTGATGCGAGACCGGGGAATTACAAGCAAGATACCCGTTACAAGGCGCCTCCACAACCTAGCGGCTGGGATAAGGACTACCAGGATGCACAGCGCGCACTCCAGGCCCACCCGGACAAGGCTGAGGAAATTAACAGGCGCTTGATGGAAACTTATGGGAGGGGCCTGTAATGGGACTGTTCGATGACATGCTGGAGGCTGCACCGGCCCCGGCCGAAGCTCCCCCTAAGCAAACGGGCGGTCTGTTCGACGACCTCCTGGAAGGCGTTGCGCCTGCCACCCAGCCTCGCGGCTATGGGGCCAAGGATGTAGCAGGGCGTTCTAAGTACGATGTATGGTTGGAGCAAGTAGATGATGCACAGACGATGCAAGAATCGGGTGGGCGTCAATATGATTCCAAAGGACGTGTACTGCGGTCCCCGAAAGGCGCAGAGGGCATCAAACAGATCATGCCTTCGACTGGCCCCGAAGCTGCTAGCCTTGCTGGCGAAAAATGGGATCGCCGTCGTCTCGCCGAAGACCCCGAGTACAATCGAAGGCTGGGCAACGCCTACCAGAAAAACCTATTCAAGAAGTATGACAACCTTGAATTGGGGCTTGCTGCCTACAACTTCGGTATGGGGAACATTGACAATCTGCTGAAAGAAAAGGGTGATCCGCGTTTGGGACAAATCAGCTGGTCCGAGTTTTCCAGCCATCTGCCGAATGAGACAAGGGACTATGTGACCAACATCCTGGCGAAACGCAAGCGGCCACAGATGGACCCCGATGTGCCCATGCCGGAGTTGGCCCAAGAGGAACCAGGCTTTAGCCGTCCGCAGGCACCCCCCACCGTAGGCGACCAAGTCATAGGAGGGCTAGAGGAAGCTAATCGGGTAGCGGATACAGGCGTCAAAGGTGCTGTCTCCTTCATCACTGATCCGCTCGTCTACGGTACTGGGCAGCTTGCCGACATGGCGCTCGGTGCCGTAAGCCCTGAACTCCAGGGCCAAAACAGAGAGCTGATGCAAGCTTTGGGCGAGAGCCCCGTAGGCCAAACCTATCAGGCCATGACGCAGCCGAAAGAAACGCCCCGGACCACACCCGGCCGTATCGCTTCGGATGCTCTGTCAGCTAGCTTGCTAGCTCTAACCCCGGCAGGGGCTATGGCCAAGAGTGCACAAACTATGGGAGCCCCCTTACTACAGCGTGCCGGCTTCCAGGCAGCTAACAGGCTGGCTCAGGAAGGGCTAGCGGGTGCGGCTGGCGGTACGGCGGCAGCTGAGTTGGCCGGGCAACTATCTGGGCAGAATCCGGTAGCTCGCGCAGTTGGTGGTATAGTGGGGGGTATGCCTTTCGGCACTCCAAGCCTAGCTACTGGCGGACCTCGCGCTCGGATGGCCGAGCAGACTATCCAAGGGGTGTCCGACTACGAACTATCTTTCGCTAAGAACATGCAGCGGATGGCTAAGGAACGCTACGGCGTCAATCTTACTCTGGACCAGGCCCTGCCGAGCGAGAGCAATGCTCGCAACATAGAGAGAGCACTTGCCTCTTCGTCGGCTGGCTCCGACCTTGGGCGCGTCTTCCGGGAACAACTGGCCCAAATTGACGAGCTCGGCAAGACGGCCCAAAGGCAAATGCCAGGCACTGTACGGCAGTCCGGCGAAATGGGCAATATGCTGCAAAATACCTTGACTCAGGTTACAAAGACCTACCAAAAGTTTCTGGACTCCCAGACAGAGCCTTATTTCAAGCAATCCGGCCGCATCCCGCAAGATGTCATGCAAGGTATCTATGACGACCTCGATAATGCTATGCAATCGATTGGCCCCACAACAGATTCGGCCGGTGCCCTGCGGCGTTTGCAGCGGAAGCTCAAAGTAGGTACGACGGAAGTTCTTGGCGAAGGCCCTCGTCCTAAGAGGATTAACGTCTATGAAGATCGCCCAGAGGTTATCAATCGCCTGCTTAACGAAAGCAAGGACCGCGCTGGCCAAGTTGTACTTGGTGGGCCTAGTTCTAGTAATACTGTGTCACGTGCTATTGGTGGTCCTGCTGCCGATATTAAGGAGACTCTCAAGGAAGCTAGTCCGGGCTTTAAGAAAGGCATGGAGGAGCAATCGAGGCTCCGGCGGAAGTTGATAGAGCCTCTGACGAGTGGGCCGATAGGTCGCATTGTGAATTCGGTTGGTACGAGCCGCGGACAGCCCTCGTCGCCAGATATGTTCTACAAGATCCTGGACGAAGGGACAGCAGTAGATCCGAAGACAGGGAAGGCTACCCATTCGACCATTATGGAACTGCGGGATAGGATGGCGCGCGGGGCGGGAGAGGAAGGCCGCACTGTCTTTAACGATGGCGTAGCGACTTGGCTAGCCGGGAAGGTGGACGCCGCTTTCGAGACCGAAGGTGGACGGCAGGCAGCCCAGGCCGGGGGCAAACTGTACCAAAATCTGTTCGGGACTGCCAACTCCAAACAAGGGACGCGAGATGCCCTTAAAGCAGTAGGGCGTAACCAGGGGCTGCGTGGCGCTGACTTAGATGCCTACGTTAAAGGGTTTGAGGATACGGTGGATGTAATGGGCAGGATGGCACGGCGCCCAGAGCCCGAATACAGAATAGGTAGTTCCGCGGCTGACTTAAAGAAAGCCAGCGATGTCCCTGGTCTCACTATTGCCTCTAAATGGACCTGGGTTCAGCCACTCAGGCAGCCTGTCGTCAAGGTGGACATGTATTTCAGGGCTAAGAATTACAAATGGCTAGCGGAGAATCTGTCCTCGGCGGAGGGCGTTGAAGCAATCCAGAAGATAGGCAGAGCACGCGGCAATCGCAACTTGCAGGGACAGCTTGTAAACACCTTCCTCATCGGTGGGTCTACTGCAAAAACTTCGGAGGAATGAGAAATGGCTTTCAATGGGTCCGGTGTGTTCCAGGCTCTGACTCCACCCACGTTTCCGGCGGTAGCTGGCGAGACCATCTTTGCCTCCCGGTTCAATGCCGTTATCAATGACATCATTAATGAAGGTTTGTCGAAAGTAATAACCAGGGATGGACAAAGTCCGCCGACTAATAATCTACCGATGGGTGGATACAAGCTGACCGGGCTGGATGTCGGCGTATCGGATGCGGATTCCGTCAATGTATCGCAATCGCCTGTTATTAAGGGTCCGATTGGCACGGCAGATTGGGATTCTCTTGTTTCGTATGGGCTCTGGGAGGCTACTGCGGCCTCCTTGGCCGGGCCTGCCTCGCATTTTCCGGCTACCTCACGCATAGGGCAGCTGCTGGTACTGGGCAACAATGGCGCCAATATCATTCAGCTCTACTTTACGGACATTAATACCTGGGTACGGCGTCGGGTGGCGGGCGTTTGGACGGTCTGGAACCAGGACAACGTATTTCCCGATGTCGATAGTAACGTGGATTTCGGCTCGTCAGCGTTACGTTGGCAGATCGGGCATTTCGAGGGCATTAACTTCCCAGCCTCTCAAGTCCCGAGTGGAAATGCCAACACCTTGGATGACTATGAAGAGGGGTCGTGGACGCCTACCATCGGGTTTGACATACCGGGCGATTTGAGTGTGACCTATGGGTTTAATACCGGTAGCTACACTAAGAAAGGACGGGAAGTCACTATTCACGCCTCCATCGCCACAACCACTTTCACCCATACGACAGCAAGTGGGTCTTATCGGGTGTTCGGCATTCCCATCGCGGCCTCCTCCGGGCATGAGTTTCCGGCAGCTTTGTGGCTCTTTGATGGCTTAACCGTCAATACAGCAGAGCAAATCGTTGCGGGTATAGATGCCGGCGCGGGCGTAGCGGTACTATTTCGGAAGAATAATGTAACTACGGGAGGCACGGCGGGGATAGACAACACCAATGCTCCGACAGGCGTAAATAAGCGCGTATACCTTACAGTGACCTACCATACTTGAGAGATCATCATGGCTATCGAAAAGAAAACAGTGATTGACCAGATCGAAATCAATCGGTACGGGGACGTATCGGTGCGTTTTTCGCTGGAATTGCAAGACTCGGCTACCGGCGAAGTCTTTGCGTCCAAATACCATCGAACAGCCTTTACCAACGAAAATCAAGTCCTGCCGACTATGGCACTAGTAAACCAGCATTTGACAAAAATGGGTTTCCCCATCGTCGATGCGGCAGACACGCTGGACCTGCGAGACAAAACAGCGGTCTCTAAACAGTCCGCTAAAGCGCGAGGTAAAGACCGTAAGTAATCCGCCACACCCCAAGAAGCGAGAAGGAAGGAGTCCCCATGAAAAGTCTAACTGATGCCGAAATCGAAGAGATAGCAGAGAAGGCCGCGGAAAAGGCCGTCGAAAAGATAACCGCCCACTTTTATCAGGAGATAGGGAAGACGGTTGTTAAAAGGGTGCTTGTGTTGTTAGGAGTAGTGGCCGTCGGTATCACTACCTGGATGGCCGGACATGGGTGGCTGAAATGAGCCTCTTCGATACGGTGTTTGATAGGTGCATGGGCCATGAGGGCGGGTTTCAGAATGCGCGCACGGATCGCGCTAACTGGACAAGCGGGAAGGTGGGGCAAGGGAAGCTAAAGGGAACGAAGTGGGGAATTTCGGCGATGAGCTACCCCGAGGTAGATATCGTCAATTTGACACGGGAGGCGGCGAAGGAGATTTACAAGAGGGATTGGTGGGATGGACTACAGATGGCGCAGTTTGGTCCAGGGCTCTGCTTCCAGATGTTCGACGCAGCCATCAACCACGGGATGGATAATGCGACGATGATGTTGCAGAAGGCCCTTGGGACGAAGGCGGACGGCATCATCGGACCGAAGACGAAGGCCGCACTTGCGGTCGACAATCCGTCCGATACGTGCTTGCTGTTCTTGGCCGCCCGGATGGACTTCTTTCTGACGCTGGGGATGGGGAGTTGGCAGCAGTTCGGAAGGGGGTGGATGAAGCGGGTAGCCGATAACCTGCGGTATGCGGCACAGGATTTATAAGTTCACGGATAGGGGGCAGTATGTCAGATTTTGAAACTTCATTATTGCTTGGGAAGTTGTTCACAACCGCGTACACAACGGCTAATTTGGCGGCGGCTGGGGTGGAGGCGGTTGGGATGACAATGGGGGCAGACCCCGTAATGTATCTGACACGTAACTATAGTTCCACGACATCCTCCTTTCTTATTGAGTTGTGGGAGGAGGCTTTCACTGGAGGCGCACTGCGCCCAGCCCCAAATCGAAATTTGATAAACGCCAGCATAGCTCCGGCTTCCCACTACAGCGGCATAACCCCCGGAGGCGGAGGAATCTTGCGTGCCTCTTTTATTCTACAAGGTAGCTCGTCGACCGGTTTGTCGAGTGTGGCAGTGACAGCTGAGACAGAATTTTACGTCCTTAAGCCAAACACGCAATACGTCCTGCGGTTCACTAACACATCCTCCCAAGCTGGGACACTATCCTACCGCTTCACCCTCAAGAAGGCCCAAGACTGAGAAAGGAGGCATCTGCCCATGGTGCTTGCCGCCTGGGCGAAGCTAGCGAGGCAGTCAGGGGCCCAAGTCAATCGGCCCAGTGAGGGCGAGCGAAGCGAGCCCGAATGGCCGATTGATCTTGGGAAGACTGCCGAAGCAAGCTAGCTCAGGCGGCGAAGCGCCTTGGGCTGATGCCGACGCTACAGCAGCTTGATAACCCAACTCATGCCTACCTGACCGCGTTTGATGATGCCGGCTTGTTGTAGGGCCATGACAGCATCTTCGAGGTCTTTGTTAGAGGGGAAGTGGGTGATGACGCGGGCGCAGAACTTTTGGTAGGGGATTTCCCCGCAACGCCTTAGTTCGGAGATAATGATGTCGGAGCGATGCGCTAGGTCGCTTTTTCCTACTGACTCAAAAACTGTCCGCATCGGCTCCTCCAGTTCCGTGACGAACATTTCGGCCGTTTGCAGATCATTCAAGCTGATAGTGCGATTGTTGCCCTTCGACGCACTATTTATCATGGCCAGCTTGTGAATGTGAGCTTGCTTACGGCTCAAGTAGCCCCCGAAGAGGGCCATGTTCATTTGCTTGGCGTCCTCTTCGTAATGTTGCCGATACCATTCCCTTCCCCACTCTCTGGCGTCTGCTGTTACCTTAAACTCGCCTATGATGTTCTCCTGCATGTCCACAAGGTCCGCAATGAGCGCCGCTCGACGACTAGCGTAATTCTCGACAAAGTGCTCATCAGGGTAAGCAATGAGGTTCTGCTTTTTATCTGCATACACGATAATGCAGCGCGAGAGAAAACCGCCGCCGATAATATAGCGGGAGCAGTTTTCGCCAATCCATGACAGCGTTGTGGCTGCAACCATGTTAATCCAGGGATTAAGCACACTGTCACAACCGCTGCCCTTCGTCTCTTTGTTAAAGGGACCGTCCGGGCAATCCCACAGTCTAACGAATACATCCACGAGCTTCCTATCATCGGGATCGAACAGGTTACCGAATTCACCAGCCGCGAGGGTGAGCGAGGAATGGACATAGGTTTTATCCTGATAGTCGAACTTGGTAAGGGAGGTGCCGAAGCGTGCTACGAGCGATTCCCATGTAGCAATGTGGGGGCCGAAGGTGACGCCCGGCACCTCCTTTAGCAAGCTCATGCTGAGGTCGATTGTGGTCGATTTCTGGACGATGCCGGGCGGGGCGATGAGGAGGACGAACATGTTGGGATACCAGCGGAAGCGCACCATGTCAAGCCATGCGCGCCGCTGGAGAACTGCTGCTATGGCAGAGGCCCCGCACCATGTATGAAAATGCGAGGGGGCCTCGCCTCCTGTCGTGAACTCTCTGTAGGACGTTAGCCAGTCCTCGCAATTTCGGGGCATGGGCTTTACTCCGGTTGCTGGGCCTTGAGGGCCTGGAGGCGCTCCCAGTGGTAAAAGGAGGCGTCACGATGGTAGGTGACCTTGGCAAGCGCTCTCATCCATTGATCACTATTATATCGATAACTGTCTTTAAAGCTGCGGCACTCCTCCCAGCGTTTGCAATGCCATTTATGGCAAGCCTCATTCCAGGCAATAGGGTCATACTTCTTCGGTTCTTTCTTTTTGGGCCGAACTTCTATGGGCTTCGGCTGCCCAAAGGTAGGGAGGAGCATTATTTGCAATCTCCATAGCTGACGGGGGATGTCTTCAAGCCAATCGGTATAATGATCGGCGTGGGATAGGGCAGGACCACTTTTGAAGCCATATGTAGTTGCTGCATGTGTTCCTCATAGCTGATCGTGGGAAAATACCCGGCCAGGCTATCGTGGGTTTGCATCCTGATTTGAATGGTCGGATGGTTGCGGGCCACGTTACGCCATATTCGGTTAATGAGCAATCCGATTGTACTTTGGGGAATCCAGGCGATGGCTTCATTAAAGACGTTCCCCTCGATCCTGTCAAAAATGACTAGGCGGTTGCCGAAGATGTTGCGAACCATTTTGCGGCTGATAAGTTCGGCTTTGAAGCGGTTTTGCCACTGCCTGATACGGGGGAAACGGTCTAAATACCACTTCTGGATATCCGCTACATCTGCCGGATCGAGGCCGATGTTAGCTGCAATACCGTCTGCACGGCCCAGATAATGCGTACCGTGGCAAAGCGCTTTGAAAATGCGATATTGAGGATGAGATTTGTCGATTGTCGAATCGCTATGAAACTCCCGCGCTACCATGACATATGGCTTGAGGCCCGCATCCAGCCATTCCAACATACGTTGTTCGCCGGACTCGGCAACGACGATACGGAGGTCAGCGCTGTCCAGGTCCATATCGAATGCGGTGCAGCCCTCCGGTGGGATAAGGTACGATTTAATCTGGCCGGTAATGTTCTGCATGTTGTGGCCATAGCCGAATGCAGAAGTAGAAGATGCCAACCGGAAGGTTTTGGTTCCGGCCAGGTTGTAGGCGCAGCGGAGTTTACTGTCCGTATCGAGAGGCTTGTCAATCGCATTGGCTAGAAGGGTCCGACAGGTTCGCATGCGCAATATGGCTTTGATAATGGGGCGGATGATTGGCTCTTTCCCAGCGATCTTTTCGAGAGCGTGGTCATCGCATGTAGGCGTGTTAGTTGTGCGGTTTCGTTGGACAGGCAGCCGAAGTTGCTCATAGAAGAAGTCCGCCATCTGTTTGGGGGAGGCTGGGTTGAGAGGCTGCCCTACAACATCATGCAGCCACGCTTCGAATTTTTCACGTAGCCGATTGTAGTAGCGGGAGATACGGGCACGTTTGCGAAGGTCAACTAGGACGCCCTCCTCTGTGAGTCTCGCCACAAGGAAGAACATTTGGAACTGGAAGTCTACCTGTTCTTGCTGATCGGAGGCTACGATAAGGCGCTTGAGGACTTGGAAGATTTCCAGAGTTTCGACACAGTCACGACAGTTGTAAGCCCAAAGCTGGTCCTCTGGTATCTTGGGATTCCAGTCTTTACCATCGTCTTTCCAGTAAGAGGGGCGTTCCGTGTAGATGGAGGACATGAAGGCAAGGGATTTTTCCATTGTTGGAAACAAGGTGTGCTGTGCAATCATCGTATCAAAGATATTGCGGACGTAGCAAAGAAGATATCTTGACGTGTATTGGATGTCGTAGGAGAAATTCTGGCCGACGACCAAAGTTTTGGGATGATGCATGATTTGGTATAGCAGCCAGACGAGTTCATGCTCTTCATCCAGTTCCCAATACCCGTCTGCCCTCTCCACGCACATAAGGGGGATGCATATGGCATCAAGGGTGGTCCAAGCCAGACCGACACAGGCGATGTGCCCCGCCCGCGTTTCCAAGTCGACCGACAGTGGAAATAGCGCATCTTCGCAAGCCTCTATTTTAGCCAGGATGTCCGAGAGTGTGGTCCGCGCCACTTCATAACATGGGCGCGTGATGAAATTATATTCCCGTTTGGGGTAAGTGCGAGTAGCGCTCTCCTTGACGGCTCTGCGTATGTCGTGCAGGAAGATCGGCCGCTGATGGTATTGCATTCGAAGGGCTTCAAGTGAAAAGGTCGGGATGACCTTAACATAAGTACCGGATGGCGTAGTGAAATCGAGGCACGAACCACGCCACTTAGAATATGAGAGTTCGCCACCCAAGGCCAGAAATACCAAAGGGCCTCCGGCCAGTACCACCACAGGTTTCGATACGTCGATGAGTTGGTACAGTTCTTGGAAGGCATCGTAGACCTGCGGGAGGAGGTAAGTGCCATTGAAATTGATATGGGCGAGGGTGCGGGCCTTTTTGGACTTGGCAATGACTTGCCAGATTGAGGCCTTGAAGGGGCGGAAGTCGAGTAGGACAGAGCGGTTGAAGAGGAGTTCAGTGGTGCCGGCTTCTTTGGCCAAGGTTTGGAACTCCCAGCCATTCTGGCCGGTGCCTACGGTGCCCGATGTAACTTCGCGCTCGCTGGGGAAGTCTTGGGCATAGAGGATTGTAGCGCCGTCGTTGAGTAGTGGTTTCATAGGATCTCCAGAGGCAGAAAAGGGGGCCGAAGCCCCCCGTTCTGATGTGCAGCGGTTAGGCTGCCGCTACGTCTTTCACGTCAGCGAAGATGACGCCATCAACGGCACGGTGGCCGACCTTGACGACAGCCGTCTGGCCCATGAGTTGGGCGGGACTGAACGGGCCATCGTTGAGACCGATGGCAGCCCTCAGGCGGCCGAATTTAACGTCCTCTTTGGCCTTATTCATGTCGATGACGGACTGGCCCATTTCGTTCAGGGTGAAGTTGAACATGATGGACTGGCGCACGACTACCTTGTCGCGCTTGCAGGCTTCCCTGACCTGCTCGTCGAGAATCTCCCAGACAACATCCATGACGACGCCGGACTTGGACGGGTCGTCCTTTCCTTTCCAGACGCGGGCATCCACTTTGGTGACCAAAGCTGGGTATTCACCGACAGGGCAGGGCACGCTCTCAGTTTCTGAGGGCTGGTCGAACACTGTTTCCAGAAAAGTGTTGACATCAAACATATTGGCATTGGACATGGTTTATTTCTCTTCTTTGGTTTCAGTTTGGGTTGCAGCGGCGCGATTGCGCCATTTGGTGACAATAGCTTTGAAGTCAGGGGCTATGTCAGCAAGGACGGGTAGATTACGGGTCTTGAGGTCCGCTTGCGCAGAGGCGGTGTCCCAAGACCATTTTGCCCCTACCCGTGTGGACAAGATTACATCGGAGAATTTTTGCGGAAGGCGTGGTGTAAGGGCCTTGCCCAACGAAGATATTTGTATCTTAATGCCGCCAAAGATTTGGTCCACTTCTCTTTCGACGTGTGCAATAAGTACAAACCAACAAGGACAGTTGTCGGTGAGGAGTGAGAGCAGTCCAAAGGCGGTATCTTGAGCCTGACCCCAGTCTGGTTGCGAACGAACAGGCTTGCCGCCCACCACAAGGGACATTGCAGCCTCACACAAGCCCGTAAGGCCGTCGATACAGATGGCCCGCTCAGGCCCCCATTCCGATACAGGTCCATAGCTCACTCCGGTGCGGTCATCGACGAAGTCATTGAGGGCTTCGAGCAGCTTAATAAAGCGATCATGCTTGGAGCGCTGCGGGTCGATCATCTTGGCCAGCGTCTCCATTGGCATGGTGTTGACCTTCTTGGCTCTGACCAGAAGCTCGTCGAGACCGGCCCGTGGGGCGCTGAGTTTCTTCCAATGGACATTAGGCGGCACCGACTTCCCCTTATCTGCCCAATGGGCGAGGAGGGATTCTAACCCATTCTCCAGATCGATGTAAAAGACTTCGATGCCGGCGTCCGCGAGGGACGCTAGGGAATAAGTTTTGCCGGTGCCGGCCGGACCCATGATGCACACATTAGGGCCTGGAAGGAAGGTTTCGGTCATGCTGCCGCCTCTTTCTTGGCACGTTTAATGCTATCCCGATATTGCTTGTCTTCGCTGCGAGTTCGCCACAGACAGTTTTCGGGAGTGAAGTTGCCGGAGTGGTCGCGCCGACATAGAACGGTGTCTTCGGGACGCTGGCCCATGTCTTCGACGAAGGCTCGGAAGGAATCCCGCCAGCGGGCACACATGGTAGTGCCACGCCCCCCATAATCCGCATAGCGGAAAGCCGTGGGCTTGTAGCAGTTATCCTTCGCCAGCTTCCAGGACTTGTATTCGGGGCTCTGCGAGTCGTAGTGCTGGCCTTTAAGCCAGAAACCAATACGCTTGGGCATGTCAGGACTCCTCTGTGAGCCAAATGCGCTTGTATTCGGCAAGGGGGACTTGCTGGCGAGTATCGGGGCACCAGACCTCTTGCTTGTGGCCAGAGGCAATCCAGCGGTCAGGATCGGAGGACTTGCAGGCCGATTGGAAGGGGCAGCCGCCATACATAGTGCAAGCTTCGTCCAGATTGAAGTCGAAGGCATAGTTAGCCTTATCTTCGTTTTCGTCCGCCAAGGCCCTCTTGTAGGCGTTATACATGCGAACCATGCGTTGGACATCGCGCTCGGTCTGATAAATCCAGCGGTCAATCTCCATTTGCGAACGGTAAGTGAGGACTTCTGCCGTGTCGTAGCCGGATTTGAGGATAGAGATACCGCGGACAAGAGTCCCGGCTACTTTGAAGCCAGCCTTTTGGGCCATCCAGCAGTAGCCGGTGAACTGGCCTCGCATTTCCCATTTGTTGCGCCATTCGTTGCCCAGGCGAGAAGTGGTCTTGTCGTCTTCCAAGTAAAGGCCACCTGCGAAGTTGACGATGGAGTCGGCACGACCGGAAAAGATGATGGGATTACCCGTATCGGGATGCAGGGCGTCCAGTGGTTCCTGGAAAGAGAACTCAATGCCGTGATGGTCGCCCACTACCATAGGGCGGGCCGCGTCAGTGGACATCGGGTAGCGGCTGAAATAGAAGTCGAGCGCACCGAGCATGCGGACAAGGCTTTTGGCAGAGTCGTCAGGGCAGATGAAGTCGCCATAGTATTCGGACAGGGCGTCCGAAGCTATGCGCTCCGCTTCCTGCTCAGTCTTGCCGTCGATATAGAAGGCTTTGCGGCCCGCTTCCAGGCCGTTAGCGTAGGCACCGCCTGCGTGCAGATGGACGTTGCTGCCGGTGCTTTTCCAGTGCTGAATATGGGTGCGGAAGAACTTCTGCGGGCAGGCGCGGAAGTCGGAAAGCATGGAGCTGTCGATAGTTTGAGGAAAGAAAAAATCAGTCATAATGGTCTCAATGCTTACTCAGGTTATGAAAGGCTGCGCTGTCTGCGTTATGGAAGGTTGCTTTAAGATGTTTCATGGCCTCCAGCTTGCGGCGTGCGTCTTCGGCATCGACGGCAGAGATAGAGGCCATGAACTGGGTGTAGCCCTCATCCGGCTGGCCTTCCACATTTTCGACAAGGATAAGGATGTTGCGATTGCCGGAACGAAGGGAGAGTTCTTTCAGGAGGCAGGCCACCTCGATGCCAATTTCAGCATCGGTCCAAGTAGCAAGGTCGGGGTGCAGTTCGGGGGTGTCAAAGCGCTTAGTGGTCATGGCGTTATTCCTGGGGGTCGGCGAACAGATTATCGAGAAGGGAGGCGACTTTAGCGTCAGTCATGACTTCCTTCTCGGCAGCGGCGGTTTTCTTGGTGCGACTTTTGGTGGAGACAATGGCGGCGGAGACGCGGCCTTGACGCATGAGGAGGATGGCCTCCTTTAGTTCCTCTTTAGCTAGGGAATGGGTACGCGCCTTAGCGCGCAATTCGTTAAGCCGGTCGGTGTTGTAGTCGATCATGAGACGGGTCCGTATTTGGCGAGGAGGAAGTCGTATTGGCGCTTCCAGTCGTCATAGGCTTCGACGTGGGAGGCGCCGTAACCATTGATAGCTGTGATCCAGCCACTGACGTGCTCGACGCGAGAGTAGCAGCGCCACACGCCATATTTACCGGCTTGGCGCAAGTGCGGCTTGCATACTAGAGATAATGGCATTACGGGCGGCTCCGACGGCGGACTGGATATGGGCGGGTGTGATGAGGATAGAGCCGATGCAGAAGAGGCACCAGAGGAAAGCGATTATGAGGAATCTATCGCGCATATGAAAGGTCCAAGGCTAAAAAAGCCCCGTCGAAACGGGGCGGAGTGGGCAGGGGGCCTTATTCGGCCGGACCGCCTTCCAGGAGGCCAGACAGGAGGTCCGGGCCTTCGGGAGTGACGGGCGCAGTACCGGACTTGGCGCGCTTGGCTTCCAGGCGGTCCTGTTCTTCCTTGGTGCGACGGGCGAAGATGGCAGCGACGCGCGGGTCGCGGCCGAGCTTGCGCTTTTCGACGGCCGACAGGCCGTTGATGTGGCCACGGACGACATCCAGCGGGCGGCCAGTGGCTTCGGCGACCGACTGTTCCAGGATGGTGTAGGTCGGGGTCAGAGAGCGCGGGCGGCGGCTGTCCGGGCCTTCGGCCAAGTGGGAACGCAGATGTTCGAACTCAGCGGCGCTGCGGACGCCCGACAGGGCGCGCTTGAGGTGATCGATCAGGCCACGGGTGAAGTAGGCCCACAGTAGGCGCGAGTCGGAAGCCGGGATGGAGTAGGTGGAAGTGGCGCCGTCCTGGGTGACGACTTCGACATGGGCGCCTTCTTCGTTGATGACGATATTGAAGGCGGGCTTGCCGTCTTCCATGGCCAACTCGCGGCCATCGGGCAGGGCAACGAAAACTTGGGTGGCGGCAGAGGAGTCTTTGACTTGTTCGGGTGCGTTCATGAGGAAATACCGTATGTGAGGTTGGTTCAGGAGTGGTAAGGATAGGCCAAAGCGGCAGTCCTAGTCAAGGCTTGGTTATGGCTACAAGAGCACGCACGTAGGCCATGAGGGCGAGCCGGTCAGTCGTCGAGAACGGGAGCACGGAGGATTGGCCCATACCCTGACGTGCCTCCTGATATATGGACATCCTCTCTTGGTAAGACAGGGGCTGGCCTTCGAGGTGCAGGAGGGCGGCGATAGATGACCATCCCTGCGACATAGACGATGGCGCCGTGTAGTTCGCGCTCGAATTGGGCGTCGTCAGTGAAGGCGCAGGCTTCGGCGATCTTTTTACAGGCTTGGAAAGCCATGCCCTTTTCTGTTTGCAGAAGGCTAGAAATCGTCTGCATAGGTTGGTCGCAAAATGGAAGGCCGTTGCCATGGCGTTCCGCGCCTTTGCCTTCTGAGGCTTGCAGGAAGGCATCGTAGAGGATGTTGAAGAGGTTGAGGTAGTCATCAGGGATGTCCAGGGTAAGGAGACTCATTAGGAGGATTCCTTGAGGCAAGCGGGGCAGGCAAGGCCGCCGCGTGAGATAGAGCCTAGCCAGACGAGGGGGCCGCCGCAAGAGGGGCAGCCGGCGCCAGCGGAAGAGGGCTTGGAAGGGATAAGGACGCCTTCGTGCCATCCGTCGATAGTGGATATGGGGGTGGAGCCTTTCCATTTGTGGATGTCGCGATACTCCTGATAAAAGAGGAGGCCGACAGCATCCTTGCGTTTGATGGCGTTGAAGAGGCGGCTGTCACCAATCGCCCCTGTGAAGATGTGGGCGGGCGTATCCGATGAAGGGAAGCGCCATTGTAGGGGCTTAGGCATAACAGGTTCCTCGCATCTTGCTCCCATCAACAGACCAGCCGGTGCTGTATATCGTATTTCGGACCATGGCCACACTGTCAAGCCCCCACTCGGCCGCTTCGCGGCCTCGCTAGGGGGCATTGACAGGTGGCCAGGTCCTCATAGTCCTACAGCATCGGCTGGTCCGTTAATGGGAGGATGCTCAACGATCAGAGGCAGGAAGACCCGTTAGTGGCCAACGGGTCGACAAACTCCGCCTGACTGGTCTGGCAGGCTACTTCGGCCGTATTCGCGTCCCAATTGCGGCTTGCCTCCAAAGCCTCCATGCGTCTGGCCTTTAGCTCCGCGACAGGCATCGGGTAGTCGTAGGAAAAGGCGATGGCGTCCGCGACATCGGACAGGGACATCTGAACCTCGAAGGCATCGCCGTTCTTGAGGCAAAGCTCGCAGACGTTCGGGTCTTTCGGGTCGGCCTGCACCGTCAAGATGGTGTCAAGGGGGAACAGGAAGGAGGTCAGCTTGCCGCTGATGTCGCCGCGTTGGCCACGGACCGGCACTACGATGAAGGAGTTCGACATGGTGTTATTCCTCGGTTTTGTCAGCCCGTGCTTGGGCCGCTTGGTTGGAGTAGGAGTAGCCAGGGTAACGGACGGCGAGCTTGCCCATGTTGGCGCGCAGCGTGAGGTCGCGGGGGATGTTGAGGGCGGCCCGCAAGCCCTCCATGTAGAACTCCAGGTCGCCGAGTTCCTCGATCACGTTGTCACGGTCAAGGGGCTTGTTGTAGATGGCCGCCTTCTTGATGGCATCGAGCAGTTCGCCGGCTTCGCCGGAGACGCCGACTGCCATGTGCAGGAGGTGGGCGCGGCCCGGCAGCAGGTCGCGCAGGACATCCTTGCCGGGCTTGGCCAGCTTGGCGACCATGTCGGCGAAGACGGTTTCCGTGGTGATGGCTGCGGACTGTTCGAGGGTAAGGTGGGGAGTTTCGGTAGGCATAGGGTTATTCCACTTTGTAGGGGCTGACGCGCCCGCTTTCGGTAGGGTATTGGCCTGCGCTCTGGCAGCGATTGATTAGGGAGTTCGGATCATTGGTATTGCAAGGTGCGTCTCCTTCGCGAAAGAAATCGCGGATGGTGGTCACATAGTAGGAGGGGGCAAGGTCATAGGAGTTGCCCATCACTCGCAGGATGCCTTCGGCTTCGCCAAGGCGGCGGGACAGGCGGGCGACTTCGGCCTGGGAGGCGGCCAGGAGTTCAATCAGGTCAGGCATGGTTAGGACTCCAGCGATTCGCAATGGGGGCAGCCGGGGCAGATTTCCCCGCCCCAGATCAGGGTGTCGTAGCAGTCGGGGCACAGGCTGTATCCGTTGTGGGCATTCGTCTCCTCGGTGTGGGTGGCGGCTTCGCCGGTCGGGGCTTCGTCGGGGGTAGTGTGGCTCACTCGGAACTCCTTCCAAAGGAAATAGGCGGCTAAGCCTAGGTATGTGAGGGATGCCGTAACGTCCGGGGTTAGGTAGTTCATTCGAGGAACTCCAAGAAGAGGCGGAAAAGGAGGGTGAAAGCTGCCCATAGCAGCAAGAACTCCCAGATGGACATCATGGGATCAGCTCCGTGATGACGATAGGGGCCACGTAGAAGATGATGATGGCCCAAAAGAGGCATTCAAGCATTGGCGTTACCTCGGAAGGCGGTTGGCCGGCAGCCTAGGGATGCGGAAGGGGGCCACGGCATGTTGCTCTTCGGGGCTTCCCTTGTGCAAGGCTTTGATGATGGCGTGGATACCATCCCCAAGGATGACGTTGATCCACCAATTTTGGCGATCCCGCCGTACGAGCGGGTCCGGCCGTATGAAAGTCGCATACTCGACGGCCCGTTTGAGGCGGGCGCTTTCGGGAGACGGCGGATCGGTCATGCTTCCTTTGTCTTCACTGTCCCCCTTCCTGGCCCACATATAGTAGTAGCCGAACCAATAGCGGGTCTTCTGAGCATGACAGGGCAAGGAGAGGTCAATCATCGGTTGTACCCCTTATATAATGGTTGCCCGAAAAACAAGGTTCGTTCCACTACTTCGACGTTATGTCCTTTTTCCCATAGGGCTTGCATGAAGAGCTTTGCGTCTTCCTTCGATGAAAATATGGCGTAGGTTAGGCGCACCTTTTTGTTCGCGTCTTGCACAAGGTAGATCATAGGGTACCTAGGAGAAAAGGCGGACCCGCTCGCGGTCGAGTAGGGCGACATGGGCGGAGTTGCAGCAGGCCTCCCGCCACTGCTTTTCGATGGGAGGGGGCAGCAGGTCGGCAAGGACTTGCCAGTAGAGGTCGATGTCGTAGGAGGGCGCTCCCACCTCCCGCATCCGGATCCGGTGGGTGCGGCGGATGAAGGTATACAGGTTGGCCAGGGCGGACGCTTCGGGCCTGTAGTGGCGCCAATGCGCCTTTGGATATCCATCCTGGCACATAAGGACGGCGCGATGCAGAAGCCGGATAAGCTCCCGCACGATGCGCTCAGCTTGGGCCGGCGTGAGGTGGTCCGGGCGTCTTGGCACTTGGTTGCCTCCAGATGCGGATAGTGAAGGGGCAGCCGAAGCCGCCGCTAAGGGTGACCTCGCGCCGCGTTAGGCGTCCATGCGAGCCAAAGATGCGCCGCTCGGTGTCTTGATAGGCGAGGCGGGCAAAGGCCCGGTCCGCCTCCTCGCGGCTTTCGTAGGTGAACTCGGCGCACAGGTCGGGCAGGGTTTCTTTAGACGATGGCATACATCCTCCCGGAGTTGATGCCTTGGAGCCAGTAGCCGGCATGTTTCGGCAGGAGTTTGACCCCCTTTAGCCGCCCCATGACGCGGGCGAGGCCGTCCTGCGGGCGCACTTCACAGAATGTGCCGTCTTTCAGTTTCATGTAGTGCGGCGGGTTGAGGGCCGTCAGGGCCAGCGCCCCGGCCAAGTCGAGTCGCACGAAGTCGGCGCAGGTCAGCATACAGAAGTCTTCTAGGGGGAGGCCTCCTAGATGGCCTCGCAGACTGGTGGTGGGCACTTCGAGGCGCGCTAGGACTTCCAAGATGGATTCGGCGCCTCTCACGGGGATGATTGCGTAGTGGGCGCGGTCGGGGAGGTTCATACGCTGTCCTCGGACTTGTCGTCCCAGAAGGTGCCTACGATATTAAGGCCGCGAATGCGAAGCTCGGTCAGGAGGGCGCCACGTTCCTTTTTGACGGCTTCCCATTCGGCGCGGAGTTCCTGGCCCCTGTCTTTGTTGACGCGGCAGTGCGCCATGAGTTGGTCGATAGTTAGCGCATTGAGACGAGGGCTGGAAAAGGTCACGGCGGCTTTTCGGACCCCTTCGGGGCAGCCGGCACTGGTAGTGTCGAAAATCGTTAGGGGGTAACGTTTGCCTTTGTGCAGTCCTTTGAATTTCTGCGCTTCGCCAAAGCTGTCGAAAGCCCCGAGCACTTCAAAATCGTCTGAGCAGACGACTACGAAACGGTTTTTGAGGGACATGGTTAGTCTTCCCAGTGGTTGGTGTGGTCGGTCGGTGGGGGTGGGGCGCCGCGCCATTGCGCGAGTCCTGTCAGAAGGAGGACAAGGCCGAAGGCCCATAGGCCTATGCACATGGTCCGTTTCCTGCCACTAGGGGATAGGATATGCGCTGCCCCTTGTATGTGAAGTTAATGAAGTCGTCACATTCAGTAGTTATGAAAACTTCACCCATTTTGCTAGGGTCAATGGAAAAGAAGATTAGAACCTCATGCATCATGCGATGCAGGTCGGCCATGGATAACGTGGTGTTTGGGACTAACGTCATCATTCGGCTTCCCCTTCCTTTGCGGCTTTGACGAGGGCAGCGGCTACGGCACAGGCCAGGGCGCGCTCAGCGTCCCGGCGCGTCGCATGCTTGCTTAGGTGGCTTGTGCGCCAGACGCCGCCACTCTTGACAGCCAGGTCGGCGCAGAAGAGTTCGCCGGGGTTGTGATGGTACACGGCCGGCATGGGATAGATTTGCGCCTTGAGCTTAACTTTCATGGTCGGGACTCTTAGTGAATG